TAGGCTCTTTGCATTCTTTAATAAACTCAATAATCATTGGTTTAATTTCAGAAAGTTTAGTAAACTCAGAAGATTCTAAGATTTTTACTTCATCTTTGAATTCGGATTTACTTCTTTCCATCTTGCTTTTGACCGACTCCATTTTACTTCTGGATTCAAACAAGGACAAAATGTCGGAGAAATTTACACCCGCTTCTCCGTACTGGTCTTCCCTTAAAGAGGTTACAAAGTTAGAAACAGTTGTAGATACTTCTTCGTCTATCCTTTCGTAAGATGTAAAGTCCTGGATGGATTCCACAATTATATCTTCCAGTGACACCGACGCTTTCTTATCCTTAAACGTACAGGAGATTACTGCTCCCTTTTCCGTAAGAAAGATCGCTTGTCCCTCCATAGAATCAAAAGAAAAGAGTCTACAATTTTCTCTAAGAGACCTTCCAAGATAATCAGCTGCTTTGTGCAAACTAGTAAGTGTTTTATTCCGATTTTCCAACATGTTATAATCCTATTTTATATACTTTAAAAAAACTAATATTCTTAGTTATTTTTAGATTCCTTCCTCCTCAGGAGGAATTTCTTCTTCTACTTCACCTTCTTCCGGGGGAGCCCCCTCTTCCGGGGGAACGCCTCCTGGCATGCCACCCATAGCTTCTTGTTGCTTTTCTTGGGCTTCCATGTCTAATTCCATTTGTTCTTGGAACTGAGATTTTAAACCTTCTTTTAAGGTATTAATTTCTGTGTCCGACATTTGGTAATAAGTTTCATAAATCCATTCATCAGGAAATAGCTCCAAACCTTTAACAGCTTGTACCACTCGAATCTTCTGTTCATCAAGTTCCAGTCTTCTCTTCTCGAACATATCGGAAGGAGGACATAAAGTTATTTCTACTTCTTTTATTTTTATTGCGGGGAATTGTCGGAGACTTAAGTGTTTACGTACTAAAGCGTTAAGTCCTATTTCGACCTCTCGTTGCAAGCGTGTAACAGTTCTTGCAAACTTTACATCCAGCTGGGACAGGTTAGCCTTTCTCTCAGGAGATTTATCCTTTTCTACAATATAGTCTTTGGGTACTTTAAGAGCTGCCAGAAGCTTATCCCGGAAGTATTTCACATCATCCGTTTCCCCTAGGTTTTGGGCGCCCGGGAGGGTTTCAATCTTAGTACCTCCATTTTGACGGGTGGGCACAAAGAAGTCTTCGTCCGTGGAGAGAGGGTTGTACCTTTCACTAATACCCCCCGTGGTTGGGTCCCAAAATTTTTCTTTTTTGAATTTTTGCTTAACCCTTTCAATAAACATTTCTACTTTTGAGGTAGGAAGATTCCCAATATCAATGTAGAATACCCGTCTTTCTGGAGCTCTTGCAAGTCTGTAGATAAGCATGGCATCTTCCATTAAACGTAGAGATTTCCAAGCTCTAACGGCTGGCGCTAACAAACTCTTTCCATATGGGTAGTAGTTGGGGTCGGACGTATGTGTTCTAAAATGGACAATTTGTTCCTTGTCCAATTTAATAAACTTTCCTGTTCCCTGCCCCATCCCGCTGTTTGGGTCGGGCATGAAACTACCTTTAGGCTCGGGAACTTCCTGTAAGAATTCTTGCAAGTATCCATATTTATTTTCCACCCTATTAATGTAATTAGGATTAAGAATTTTTACGCGCTGGATTCCAGCGTCGGTGTTGTTAAGGTCAACAATGTTTTCCATGAAACAGTCACCGTATTTTGCCGTATTTCGTACAATGTCCCAAATGAATTCCCGTAATCGAATATTTTTAAAGAAAGTATCAATTTCTTCTTTGATGTAATCCTCTGGAGCTTCTACTTCGAAAATTTTACCGGTGATACTTTTTTGGGTTGAGTCATCCCCATAAATGTCCATGGCTGCTCCAATTTCCGGATACTCATCCATTTCCTCATATTCTTTGTACCTCCTCTTTCTTTCTTGTTCTATCTGAGGAAGTTTGGGAAAACCTCTAGAAACACCCAATCCTCCCATTCCCATGAGGTCAGCATTCTTAATAGTTTCACCCGGGAGTCGGTCCTCCTCCTTCTTCTTTGCAGGTCTTCCTCTCTTTCCAACATTGGAGGAGAAGAATTTACTAAAAAAGGAAGATAATCTCCCTCCACTAATTCCGGTTCCTAATTTTTGCCCCGGAAATTCAGTTAAAGATTCGTCTAATCTATCGTCTATTTCATTAACCACGAGATGTCCTCATCAATTTTGTTCTTATTAGATACGTGTATGGGAGTGTTAAAAGAGGTATTAATTTTGTTTTTATTTGTTCCACCGTCGGACCCAATTGGTGCCACAGGGGTATTTCCTGATTCAGCCATTGAGTGTGCGCACAGAGCTAGGCTCATAACCAAATCATCGTGATATCCATCATCTGCAATTATCTTGCCGTTTTCATTGATAATGAATGTTTTAAACTCGTCAGCGGTTCTTTTGGAATTAATTTTAAAATTAGAATTTCGGAGGAAGTCTTCTAATTCAGAAAGAATAGACTCCTTCGACTTCTGAGTTATTTGAATGCCAAACTCTGATTTCTCATCCATCCAAAGATTTTCGTATTCCAACCCTTCGAATAATTTTTGAATAAGAGGCAACCCTAATGCGTTACGCTCCACTACCACTGATGCTAAGTTGTACCTAACCCCTTCTTTTGTTATGATTTTGGCAAATTCGTCCAATGGCGTTTTATTAGAATAAAACTCTGCTACCTGTTCCCCATTGTAATTATTAATTATATGAAATGCAGAATAATCTTGGTCCCTTCCATACGATGCATCCACTCCCATAGTGTAAGTCTGATAGGGGTCAGGGTCTTTCCAAACCCTTAATGCATTCCTGTTTTTTACGCTGTAATCTTTAGAAACGTTGTCTATGATTCTTTGTAAGGTAGTCCTGTCAAGAAAAGTGTCTCCAGTTCCTAAAAACGAGCACTCAAATTCTTGGAGCCACATTCGCTCTCCAATAATGGGTTTATGGTTTTTCGCCCATTCTTCTGTGTATTCGGGGTGCTCCCTCCAATGAAGGTCCACTATGTTAAAAGAGTTCTTCCCTAGCTCTGCATCCCTGTACAATTCATAGTACAAGTTGGACATTCCATTCACAGTGGATATCAAAGTTGCTTTTCCCCCTGTAGCAATGGTAGGGTAAATTGCAGCCCAAAATTCCCTCATCTTATCAATAAAAGCAGCTTCATCCACCATCAAATGTGAAACTGCTTCACCACGTCCTGCCCCTGCGGGCTGGGACTTAACCCTACTTCCCGTTGATAGGTGGAGAGTATGTTTATTTTTTTCCTTAATCCCGGGACGCAACCACGTTGGAAGGTCATCGTACATAAGCACCACCCTAGCCAAAAACATCCTAGATTCCCTGTCCCCAATGGAAACTACCATCACATTATGATGCTTTTTAAAAATTATTGACCAGAGGGAGTAAGCTGCGCAAATCGTTGTAATACCAGCTTGTCGGAACTTTCGGATGACATTAAAACGTTCTTTTTCGACCTCTTTAATAATTCTTTCTTGGAATTTGTACAAATCGAAGGGGATTATGCCTTTAATGGGGTGTTCAATGTTGACGTACGTACGTATGAAATAAGCAGGGTCGGTCGAACACTTTTCAATTTCCTTCTGGATTTCCTTTTTATTCATAGACATGTACTGAATTAAATGTATTAAAGATACACTTTATATAGAAAATGAAAAAATTAGTATTTATACCTACTCGAGATACTCCAATAAATTCTGAAACTTTATCCTTTTTTAGGGAAGCAGGATGGGAAGTTGTTCCTCTTTTTGGGTTTTCCTCTATCTTTGAGGCTTTTTACACTGGAGTTAAAGAAAGAGATGTAAAAGCAGACGACCTAGTCATTTTTTGCCATGACGACATTGAGATTTTGACATCCCCTAACCATTTTAACTTTTTTATTGAAAAGGGCTTAAAAGGGAAGAACGTAGGCTTTTTGGGGGTAGCAGGAACAAAATTACTAAAGGCTTCTGGAGTTTGGTGGGAAGACCTTAATAAACCTCTAAACTACATGAATCCTTTGTCGGGAGCCGTATTTCACGGGACAAAAGAGGAAATGCATTTTAACCATTATGGCTCGTACGGAGATGTAGCGGTCCTAGACGGTGTTTTTCTGTGTGCTAAAGGGTCCATTATAAATTCTATTTCTCTGAAAAAACCAAGTACTTTCCCCGGGAATTGGGATTTCTATGATATATTTTTTACTACCCAAGCTTTCCTCAAAGGAAATGTAAACAAAACTATCCCTATACAGATAGTACACAAATCTTTTGGAGAGTTAGCAGGACGGGATTCTTGGCA